CCACAAAGCAGAGCAATCAGCGGTGCTCCAGAGAAAGGAACCGTAGGGGCTCAAAAGAAACCTAAAGCGAAAGCAAAACCTACAGGAGTTACCAAAGCTAAACCTAAAGCTAAAGTAGCACCTAAAGCTAAACCTACAAAGGGTAAAAGTAACCCTTCACCTATCCTAGCAAAAACCAAAGCCCCGTATGGGCTACCTACTGGTAGAGCAACAAAAAAACCAGGTCTCAACAAAAGAGAAAAGGCTGGTCTTGCGCTTGCTGGTGCAACAGCAGCTGGTTTTGTAGGTACAGGATTATCTAAAAGAAAAAAACCTGCAGCTAAAGTAACTTTCGGAGAAGCTTTTAAAGAAGCTCGTAAGAAAGGTGAAGGAACTAAGTTTACTTGGGAAGGGAAACAATACACAGCGGTAACCAAAGATGATCTTAAGAAAAAAGGTTACGATGCTAATGAACTAAGACAGTACGCCAATAGGAAAGGTAAAGCCAGAGGTCCGTTGAACAGACTAGGACAAAAAGCTAAGAAAGTTCTTTTAGGTAAGGATAAGAAGTTCGGTGGCGATAAAGGTGCTATCGATTTCATTAGAAGACCTAAGAAGAAAGCAGCTGGCGGTATGGCTAACTCTAAACCTAAAAAATTCAAAGCGGGCGGAATGGCTACCAAAGGGCTAGGTAAAGCCTACATGAATTCTAAAAGGTAATCATGGCTAAAAAAATAGCTAAGTCTTTAATCAAGAAACTTGTTAAAGAGATTAAAGAACTTAAGCCTTCTGATAAAGACAAGGAAAGATACCGCAAGGGGAAACAAGCTTATAAGTCTGATGTACCTGAAATACAGAAAGCTCTTGATGATGCACATGGCGGGTCAACTTTAAAAGTTGTTAAGCCTGTTAAGAAAAAGAATGGCGGTCTGGCAATGAAAGGTCAGGGGAGAGCTTTTTTAAAAGGTAATAGATAATGGCAGATATAGACAAGGCAATTGATCCTGAAGAACAAGAAGAACTTAAGGTTAGAAATCGCAACAAAGCGATGGATATCGAAGTCGATGTTACTGAGGAAGATCCAGAACTAGAATCATTTGAAGAACTAGAAGACGGTACGATTGCTTTTGGCAACATGCCAACTCCTATAATGGATACAGACTTCTCTGCTAACTTAGCGGATTTGATGGATGATTCTGATTTGAATTCTTTAAAGAATGATTTGATGGATAACGTTGATTCAGATAAAGATTCTCGTAGCGATTGGGAAAAGACTTACCGAGATGGCCTTGAGTATCTTGGTATGAAGACAGAAGAAAGAGCACAACCATTTGAAGGCGCATCTGGGGTGATGCATCCTTTATTAGCAGAATCCGTGACTCAGTTCCAAGCGCAAGCCTATAACGAATTACTACCATCTCAAGGACCAGTTAAGACACAAGTATTGGGTATGACTACTCCTGACAGCGAAGCGCAAGCTTCTCGTGTGCAAGAGTTTATGAACTATCAGTTGATGCAAGTCATGAAAGAATACGATCCTGAAACGGATCAGATGTTGTTCTATCTTCCTTTGTCTGGGTCAGCCTTTAGAAAGATTTACTATGATCAGAACCTAGGCAGAGCAGTCTCTAAGTTCATACCAAGTGAAGACTTAATCGTACCTTATGCTGCTACAGATCTACACAGTGCTACTAGGATTACTCATGTAATCAATATGTCCATAAACGACATCAAGAAACTACAACAAATAGGTTTCTATAGTGATGTGGATGTAGATTCTGGCAACATGTTGGCAGAAGATAGTGATGATATTCAAGAAGAAATAGATCAAATACAAGGTATAAGTCCTAGTTATAACGATGACGATACCTGTAAGGTGTATGAAATTCATACAGAATTAGATATACCGGGATTTGAAGATCTCAACGCACAGGGCGAAGAGACAGGTATTAAGCTTCCATATATCGTAACCATAGCTAACAGCAAAGTTTTATCTGTTAGAAGAAACTACAGAGAAGAAGATCCTTTAAAAAGAAGGATTAATTACTTCGTACATTACAAATTTTTACCAGGTCTAGGATTCTATGGCTTTGGTTTGACTCACATGATTGGTGGTTTATCTAAAGCCTCCACATCAATACTTAGACAGCTTATAGATGCTGGAACTCTTTCTAACTTACCGGCTGGATTCAAAGCGCGTGGTATTCGCATACGTAATGATGATCAGCCTTTACAACCTGGAGAGTTCAGAGATATGGATGCTCCCGGTGGTAGTTTGCGAGACGCTTTTGTTCCGCTGCCTTTTAAGGAGCCAAGTCAAACCCTACTCTCTCTCCTAGGGATATTGGTTGATAGCGGTAGGCGTTTCGCATCTATCGCTGATACGCAAGTTGGTGATGGCAATCAAAATGCACCAGTAGGTACAACGATAGCTTTATTAGAACGTGGTACTCGTGTGATGAGTGCGATTCATAAAAGATTACATTCAAGCCAAAGAATAGAGTTTGAAATACTAGCTAAAGTGTTTTCAGAATCATTGCCACCGTCTTACCCATACAATACTGCGAATGGCAATCAAATGATTAAGTCTATGGACTTTGATGACAGAGTAGACGTATTACCTGTATCAGATCCTAATACTTTCTCTATGAGTCAAAGGGTTATGATGGCGCAAGAACTATTGAGAACCGTACAGAGTAATCCAGAGATTCATGGTCCCACTGGAATATACGAAGCTTACAGAAGAATGTATTCTTCTATGGGTGTGCAGAACATAGAACAATTGTTGCCTCCACCACCTCAACCACAACCTATGGATCCAGCTAATGAAAACGCAAGTTTAATCGCTGGTATGCCAGCACAAGCTTTTGCTGGACAAGATCATGATGCACACATCAACAGCCATATGTCTTTGTATGGAACAATCACCGCACAAGCAAATCCTGTTGTATTATCTTTGATACAAGCCCATATCTATCAGCATATTTCATTTAGAGCTGCTGAGATTGTAGATGAGCAAAACGCACAAAATCCTGAGTTCCAAGCTATGGTTCAACAGATACAACAACTACCACCAGAAATTGGTATGGGATATCAACAGAAGCTACAAGAGAACGTAGCCAAAGATATTGCTGCAGTTGTTTCGGGATTAACAGAACAAATCAATGCTATGTTCATGCCACCTCCACCGCAACCAGATCCTTTGGTTGAACTCAGAGGTAAAGAACTAGATATCAAAGCTGATGATGTACAGCGCAAGCGTGAAGAGTTTGCTCAGAAACAACAGTTTGATGCTATGAGAGCTATGGAGAACAATGATTTGGCAGAGCAACGTTTGGGTATTCAAAAAGATATTGCTATTATGAAAGACGATATAGCAAAAGAAAGAATAGACCAAGCAGCGCAATTTAAAGCAATGGATATTATGAGAGGTAACAGATGAGTTCATTAAGAAAAGAACAAGCAGAAATGCAAAAGAAACAACTTAAGTTAGAAGAGGAGCAAAGGATCAATGCCAATCAACCGAGCGTCAATGAGAATGCAAATATCGACATCGACAAAATCGCGAAAGAAGCCGACAAAGAGGCCAACGAAGTACTCGCAAAAGTCGTTAAAGAAAGCAAAACCAAAAAGAAACCTGCAGCCAAAAAGCCTAAAGCCGTCTCTAAGACTAAGGCCAAGGTAACAAAAGCTAAAGCACCCGCTAAAAGGGGAAGACCTAAGAAAAAGTAATGCCTTTAAAAAAAGGTAGTAGCAAGAAGACAATATCTGCTAACATAAGTGAATTGACCCGCAGTGGAAAGAAACAAAAGACTGCCATTGCTATAGCTCTTGAACAAGCAAGAAGGTCAAAAAATAAAAGAGGTAATAAAAATGGAAAAAGTAAAAGGCGTTAAATCAAGCGTTACTATCAAAGACCAAGGTACTGTTAATTACTCAGGACCAGAAGAAGTTGCTAATGGAAGCGCACCTAAACCATTTGGAGCAGGTAAATCTCGTGGCGGTAAAGCTGCTTTGAGAGGAACTAAGTTTAGCGGAATCTATTAATGGCAACACCTCCTGTAGCACCAGGTTTTCAAAACCAACAGTTTGGTGAGGTAGAGCGTATAGAACGTATGCCAGCACCTCCAAGACCTATGCAACCTAGACCTAGTTTAGTTGTTGGCGGTCCAGCATTTTTTACACCTGAAGGCTATCAAGCTCCTGTTCAACCAGAACAGGCTTTCATGCCTACTGACAGAAGACCAGATCCTATAGGGGATAATTTTAGAAAGCCATATGAAAGACCGATTATGCCTATGCCTAGTCCTACGCCTCCTCCTGAAATGGCTCAACCCGCACCACCTAGAGTTCCGATAGAACAACCTAAACAAACAATACCTGAAGACGGAACAGTGATTGGTCGACCAGCACCAGTTATGCCAATGCCAATTCCTGAACCACAACCAAAGTATGATCCTTTTGCTTATAGTGATCTAGGTAGTAGAGCATTAGGCGGTGAATACATAGATTCAATGACATTTCATTGGTTTGATCCAACTACCGGTAAAGGTGGTAGCACTACTGAAGGTTGGAGCAGAGTGCCTGATTCAGCTAAACCTTATACTTATTTAGATAAGGGTGAAGCAGACGAAGCCAAAGAAAGATTCATGACTTATGAAGACAGAGGGGATGTGGATAGAACACCAAGAAGAACACCTGTTACTGCACCAGCTCCAGCACCAGCTCCAGCAGAAACAGTAGGTGCTGGTTTTGACCCAACACAAGGCGGAACTTTGCCGGGTGGTTACACAACCATGCCAGCTCCAGCACCCATGCAACCTATTACATTACCTAATGGGCAAACAGTACAAATACCTGACTTTGATATGTCTCGAACTGTACCTCAACCAACAATGCCTTCTATACCATCGCTGCCAAAACTTGGCAGTAGACCTAGCTTAAGAAGAATGCCTATGATGGATGATCCTAGGGAGAGATAAACAAACATAGGCAGGAGAGAGCCAATGGATGCTGTAAATTTAGCAGAATATTTATTCAAGACTTTAAGACAAAGAGAACAGAACGCGGTTGACATAATTGCAAGTGGCAATATAAAATCGATGGAGGACTACAAATACGTTATGGGAGAGTTGTCGGCGATTCGCTCACTCATACAAGATTTACAAGAAACGCTGCATATGGATGATATCGATGAATGAAAAAGTCGCAAAAACAGAATTTGAAAAACATAAAGAAAAACTTGCACAAGAAAAGGTTTCAGAGCTAGACAAAGCTTTTGTAGCCCCAGAAGAAAAAGTACTCGATCCAGAGTTACTCAATAAATCCCTACTAGACAGAATGCCCAATCCATCAGGATGGCGTTTGTTGGTATTGCCATATAAAGGCAAGGGAGTTACAGAAGCTGGAATTCAATTAGTAAAAGAAACCGTAGATAGAGAAGCTTTATCTACAGTTATCTGCTATGTGTTAAAGGTTGGACCTTTATCTTATAAAGACGAAAACAAATTTGGCAGTGATGCCTGGTGTAAAAAAGGGGACTGGATTTTAATAGGCAGATATGCTGGAACTCGTTTTAGATTGGAAGATGACCATGAGGTTAGAATCATTAACGATGATGAAGTCATAGCTACCATATTAGACCCGGACGATATTAAATCTTTATAGGAGTAAATAATGGCAGAAGAAGCGCAAAACATTGAAGAAGTAGAAAGCATTGATGTAGAAATTACAGATGAGAAGATAGAAAAAGCAGCAGTACCAGAACACAGAAGAGTAGAAGATGAGGTTCAAGACAATGCAGTTGATATTGTTTTAGATCAAAATAATGAAGTTACTCCAGTTACTGATGATGAAATCAAAGAAGATTTTGAAGTTTCTCCTCAAGTAGAAGAAAAAGCAAAAGATCAATCAGACATAGAGAAGAGAGCATCTCTTGCACAAAACAGAATCAACAAAGCAGTAGCTCAAGCCAAAGAGTTTCAAAGAAGAGAGTTAATGGCTGTTCAATATGCTAAAGATCTTAAAGAACAGAATGATCAGTTAAGACAGTCCCAAAAGTCTTTTCAATCAAGTTACGGAGATGAATTCACTAATCGTGTTGAATCTCAAATAACTTTAGCAAGACAAGCTTTAAAAACAGCTTCTGAGTCCCAGGATCCTGACGCAATAGCTAATGCAACTGAAGCCCTAACAATGGCCACTTCAGATAAAGCTAGACTTGAACAATATAGGCAAGATCAAAAAAGGTACGAAGAACAAGAAGCAGCCTATAACGAACAGGCTCAAAACCAACCAGATTATCTTGAACAACAACAACCAATTCAACAATATGATGAACCATCAGACAAAGCCCAGACTTGGGCTAAACAGAATACTTGGTTTGGAAAAGACCAAGTTGCTACCTCAGTTGCCTTTGCAGTTCATAATCAATTAGAAAATGAAGGCTTTGACACTGAGTCTGATGAGTACTACACTGAATTAAATAGCAGAGTGCAACAAGAGTTGCCTCATAAATTTAACGTGGAAGCGGACAAGAAACCCGTCCAAACAGTCGCTTCAGCCACACGCAATACATCGACAGGACGCAAACAAAATCGTATCGAGTTGACACCGAGCGAACAAGCACTAGCTAAGAAGCTTGGAGTGTCATTTAAAGATTACGCAATACAAAAAGCGAGGTTAGAAAGATCATGACAACAGAAGTAAAAGAAAACGCAGTTAAAGAAGAAGATGTTAGAGCTTCAAGAAGTTCTGACACTAGAGCAAAAGACGACAGACCAAAAGTCTGGAAAATGCCTTCTGCCTTAGAACTTCCAGACGAAGCTATTGAATTAGCTGAATCTCAAGGTTTAACTTATCGTTGGATTAGAGAGTCTATACTAGGACAAGATGACAAAACGAATGTCTCAAAAAGATTTCGTGAAGGATTCGAGCCAGTTAGACCAAATGAACTTCCGGGATTCCATGATTTGCCTACAGTCGATGATGGTCGACATGCTGGAGTTATAGGGGTGGGTGGATTGATACTGTGCAAAATTGATAAAACTATCGCAGATCAAAGGAATGATTTCTTTGAACAACAAACCCAAAACCAAATGACTGCCGTAGAGAACGACCTAATGCGTGAAGAGAATCCTTCGATGCCAATTTCAAGTAAAATGTCATCAAAGGTTACTTTTGGTGGAAGTGGTAAGTAATTACTATTTCTAGAATAAATATTAACTAGGAAACTATTATGGCAAATATAAATGCTAAATTCGGTTTAAGACCTATAGGAAAACTTGGAAGTGCTGTTAACAGTACTGGAACAACTGAGTACGATATTCTTACAGGTACAACCGGAAGTATCTTTACAGGCGACCCAGTAAAAATGGTCAACACAGGTGGCATAGCTGTCGCTGCTGCTGGCGATTTATTATTGGGAGTCTTTCAGGGATGCAGATACACTGACTCAGCCGGAGATGTAATTTATTCATCTTACTGGCCGACAACAACTGCATCTGCTGACGCGGTGGCTTTCGTAGTTGACGATCCTGATGCTTTATTTGAAGTACAAAGTGCTGCTACAGGTAGTGTGGTACAAACAGTTGTCGGTTTAAATGCTGACATTGTTTACACTGCTGGTAGTACAACAACTGGTAGATCTAATGTAGATCTCAGTGGCACTATGGCTACAGGTACAGCTCAATGTAGAATTATTGGATTCTCCAATGACCCAGAGAATAACGCTCTAGGTACTGGAAGTCTTTCTACATACGTCAACATGATTGTTAAAATTAACGAGCACCTCTATGCTCAAACTACAGGAGTTTAGTAATGGCGATTAATCGATCACAACTAGCAAAAGAGCTAGAACCAGGGCTAAATGCTTTGTTTGGAATGGAGTATGACCGCTATGAAAACGAACATGCTGAAATCTTTGAAACTGAGTCTTCGGACAGAGCTTTTGAAGAAGAAACATTAATCGTTGGTTTCGGGAATGCTAAAGTAAAAGCTGAAGGAAATGCAGTTGAATTTGACTCAGCTTCAGAAGGCTTTACTTCTAGGTATTCACACGAGACTATAGCGTTGGCTTTTGCTCTCACAGAAGAAGCGATAGAGGATAATCTTTATGACCGCTTGGGAGCCAGATATACCAAGGCGTTAGCAAGATCTATGGCTCATACTAAGCAAGTAAAAGCAGCTGCTGTTTTGAACAATGCTTTCTCATCCAGTTTTACTGGTGGAGACGGTGTTGCTCTAGTAAGTACAGCCCACCCATTAGCTGGTGGCGGTACTTTAAGCAACAGGCCTAGCACTTACTCTGACTTAAATGAGACTTCATTAGAAGATGCGTTGATTTCTGTATCAACTTTTACCGATGATAAAAGCATGATTCTTGCCCTACAAGGCAGGAAGCTAATCATTCCACCACAATTACAATTTGTGGCGGATAGACTGCTTCAAACACCGGGCAGAGTTAATACGTCTGACAACGACATCAATGCTATTAAGAATATGGGCATGGTTCCAGAAGGTTATTCAGTTAACCATTTCTTAACAGATAATGATGCGTGGTTCTT